TTATGAAAACTCGTTACAGCAAACCTTTTGAAACTGTACAAATTAAAATTCCATATGAAACAGGTATGAATCCCTATTCAGGAATGGTAGACATGTGCGAAAAAGCCGGCTTGCTAAAACAAGAAGGCAATAGACTCAAATGGATTGATCCGGAAACAGGTGAAGAGTTCAAATTCTACCGAAAGGAATGGAAAGATGATAAATTAGATATGATAATGGCAAAATTCCATATCAAACCTGAAACAACTACAACCATTCCCGAGGAGACAGTAGAAGATGTTGAATGAAACGCAAATAGCAGATATCTGGATCTTGTTTAGTGAGTACATTGACAAGAAAATTATCGACGTAGCGGCTGAACGTTATGTTGACCTACTAGCAGACTTTGGTACAAGTGATCGAGTATTAGAAGGTGCTACCGGGGTCGATAGTGTGCTGGATCAAGCAATTGAATACTATTTGGATGAAGAGTCTGACGAAGACGACGACTATAAAGAGCTAGAATAACATGTGGTATTCCAAGGTTAGTAAAGACATTTCTTATATTCCAGATGCGGTGGCATACTTTAACGATGAGTTAATTGGCGCCCGGCAGGACACGAATATCAAAGGCAATATTGAAAAGGCGGCCGCAAGTATGCCGGGTATTGTTGAACAGAGATTCAGTCAACTACAAGAAATCGAAGCTATCCTTGAATATCTACACATCGAACTTCGACGCTTGAAAAGTCAACATTTTCGTAAATATTTAGAAAACTATCAACGAGCTTTATCTTCAAGGGACTGTGAAAAGTTCGTTGAAGGTGAAGCTGACGTTGTGGACTTTGAGAAAATTATCAACGAGTTTGCCCTGTTACGTAACAAATGGCTTGGTATTACCAAAGGCTTGGATGTCAAACAATGGCAATTAAGTAACGTGATTAAATTACGCACTGCTGGTATGGAAGACGCTACACTATGAAGATAGTGCTGGTAACAGGCGGATTTGATCCACTACACAGCGGCCATATTGAATATTTCAAAGAAGCCAAAAAGTTAGGCGACAAGCTAATTGTTGGACTTAACAGTGACAGCTGGTTAGAGCGCAAGAAGGGTCGAGCATTTATGCCCGGTTACGAACGATCTGCCATTATAGAAAATCTTAATATGGTCGACGGCGTCATCTTGTTTAACGATGACGATAATACTGCGACCGAAGCAATTAAAAACGTACAGCAACTTTATCCCAACGATCAAATCATATTTGCCAATGGTGGAGATCGTAATGCTAGAAATATTCCAGAAATGCTTATTCCTGATGTGCTATTTAAATTTGGAGTAGGCGGCACGAATAAAGCTAATAGCTCAAGTTGGATTTTAGACGAATGGAAAGCACCCAAGACAGATCGTCCGTGGGGTTATTATCGTGTGCTTCATGAGGTAAACGGTACCAAAGTTAAAGAACTTACTGTTAACCCTGGATGCAGTTTGAGTTTACAAAAACACAAATTTAGACATGAATTTTGGCATGTTACATCTGGTATGTGTGCTGTAGAACAACGCATGCCTGGTGGTTACAGTTTACCAACTATTGAATTATCTGTTCACAGTCAACTGTCTGTACCGATCAATGATTGGCATCGTATATACAATCCATTCGATGAGCCGTGCAAAATTGTAGAAATACAATACGGCGAGTCATGTATAGAAACTGACATAGAACGTCAAAATTAAATTATTCAGTAAAAGGTTGACTTATAAAATCTTTACTGTATAATATAAAGTATGACAACTGTAGACAATTTACTATTAAAAATAACTTCATTCATATCTCCAACGATAGAAGAATATCTTCCAACTAGAGATTCTAAAGTATTGCGTAGTTTGACTACTGCGGTATCTAGTCCGGTTTTTATCACCGAAAATCAAAGTAGATTATTGTTAAAATTGCTTACTCAGTACAGTAATAATTTTTTAATGATCGAACCCAACATAGAAAATATACTAGTTACGCCCACTTGGTCTAAAAGATTTCGGGCTGTGGATACAACTAAAAAAGTTTATTTAAAAACCTTAAAAGACAAAGAATCCGAGATTTTTATCGAATTTGCTCCCAATGCAACCATAAGAAAAGTTTTACAATCTGTTGGCAAATGCACAGAAGGTGGGGTCACAGTGCATAGTACTAAAATTATCAGTATTGAGCTGGCCGAGAAAAACATTGTTGGAATTGTAGAACTACTCAAACCGCATAAATTCGAATTTGACCAAAAAATCACCGATTTTTACGAAATTATCAAAAAATGGCAATTTAAGACTGAATGTAAGAAATTCTTTTTTAACGAAGATTTGTATCCTTTGATACAAACAGCATTGATCAATGACATTGGTCATGATAATTTGACTAATGAATTGATGATTCAAGATAGAAAAACACGATACCACTTTTTGACCAAAAAAACCGAAAAAAATACCGAAAATTTGACAAATTTAATAGTGGGCAGAACACAGCAAAAAGTATGGATCGATTCAAATACTCATTCGTTGGATGATGTTGTTGGTAGTTTAAAAGAACTCAATCGTCTTCCCATGTTAGTTATCTTTGATAGTCACAGCGCAGAGTCTTGTACTAAAAATTTACAAAATCTTCACATTTCTTTGGAAAAAAACGAAATTTCTCAAGGTGTTGGAATTTATTTTAGATTGCAAAACGATACGACTGGCAAGAGTTTTAATTCATTTATACAGGACAATCACTATAACTCACCCTTGAATAGTGACACAGTTGTGGCTGGAATACAAACAGGAAAATTACCCAAATTCTTCCTAAAAGATTGCAATTGGGCACCAAAAAGTGTTATAGTGTTAGGTAGTAACTTGCGTCATAGCAAGTCTGCTGTATACAGCAATCGATGCGATTTAATTATTTCATACTCGGATAAACCCAGTATATTTGACAACAACACAGGGTGGGCCACTAGTACATGGGCATTGTAAAATTAGTCATAAAAGATGAAGTCAACATCAAGATAGAAGGTCTTGAGCTAGACGCACGAAAGAAATTGGCAAACGCATTTAAATTTTTTGCACCTTACGCACGATACCATCCAGCATATAAATTGGGTCGATGGGACGGTACAGTCAGCCTGTTTGGCCTTGGCGGCAATGGTTATTTGAACCAATTAGAAAAGGTCATGCAAATACTACACAGCCTGGGAATTTCGCTAGAGGAAGTAGAAGACCTGAGAGCCCCAATCAAGCTGGCATTTCCAGAAGTGACTGAAGATTTCTGGGGAGAACGCTGTTGGCCTGTTGGACATCAGCAAGCAGGACAGCCCATCAAGTTACGCGATTATCAGTTAGATGTAATTAACAATTTTCTTAAAAATCCACAGGCTTTGCAAGAAGTTGCTACTGGTGCTGGTAAGACAATTATCACTGCGACCTTGAGCAGGTTGTGCGAAAACTTTGGTCGCACTATCACAATCGTACCTAACAAAAGTCTAGTAGAACAAACAGAAGAAGATTTTATCAATTGCGGTTTAGACGTGGGAGTTTATTATGGCGATAGGAAGGATCTCAATAAAACGCATACGATTTGCACGTGGCAGAGCCTTAATATATTGGATAAAAAATCGAAGAATCAAGAACATGACATTGTGACACTGGCAGAATTTCTTGACGGTGTTAAAACTGTAATTGTTGACGAAGTACACATGGCCAAAGCAGAAGTACTGAAAAATTTACTCACACAGAACCTGTGTAATGCTCCAATCCGCTGGGGACTGACTGGAACTGTACCCAAAGAAGCACATGAATTCGAAGCTATCTTTGCAAGTCTCGGGCCAGTTATTCACAGCATACAGGCACATGAGTTACAAACCAAAGGTGTATTGAGTGACTGCCACGTCAAAGTAGTACAGTTGATGGATTTGAAGGAATTTGGCAGTTATCCAGAAGAATTAAAATATCTTGTTACTGACGAAGATAGAATGATATATCTAAGTAAGTTGATTAAGAAAATATCAGAATCAGGCAATACACTAGTTCTAGTGAATAGAATTGATTCGGGTAAATTCATAATTAACGAAATTCCAGAAGCAGTGTTTATCTCAGGTGAGGTCAAAACCAAAGATAGAAAAGAAGAATATGATGAAATTAAAACGAATGATAACAAGATTATTGTGGCGACTTTTGGTGTGGCCGCTGTGGGTATTAATATCCCCCGTATTTTTAATATGGTTCTTCTTGAGCCCGGAAAGAGCTTTGTTAGGGTTATACAATCAATTGGACGGGGTATTCGGAAAGCAGAAGACAAGGACTTTGTCCAAATTTGGGACATAACTAGCACTTGCAAATATGCCAAGAGACATCTTACTGAACGTAAGAAATTTTACAAGGATGCCAAATACCCGTTTACTATTGAAAAAACGGATTGGCAGAGATAATGTTTTTTAACAAAAAGAAAAAAATAATTGTAGAAGCATACGCACCGATAGGACAATTAATAGACCTATTTCCAATCACCAAGACCAAAAATACACTGCCGTCTTGGTATGATTCTTTGCCAGCAAAAATTAACGGTGAACGAACAGTTAAACAATGCCCGGGTCTCACAGATTTATATAATTGCGGATTTACAATACCTGCTTGGGCAGATTACGAAGTATTAGTAAATGCCGATAATACAGGTCACATTAAATCAGGCATGGGCAAAAGATATGGTGAACATTCAACAGGACACGATTTACCTGTACAAGCACCTGGCGCTTGGCCCGATTATATAAACGTAAAATTTCACAATCCATGGTGGATATGGTGCTCCGAACCAATCGAATGGCTATGGGTACAACCAGTTTGGTCACAGACACATCCACAAGAATTTACATTGATTCCAGCTGTTACGGAATTTAGATACCAATATCAGGCTAACATTAATACACTCATTAAAAAACCAAAAGAATCAAAACTAATAACAATTAGAGGTGGAACACCTTTGGCACAACTTGTGCCCCTAATAGAACGGGATTGGGATCTAAAACTTGATGTTATGACTCCGGAAATATTTGCAGAAAAATTTGATAGATGGGATTTTTCACTTAGTCAGAATACCGGTTATAACAAAATCAAGTCCATTATAAACAGGAATACATAAGGAATATGCAAATATTAACGTTAGAAAATAAAACATTTTTACTGGATAATCTGCCAGAAGAAGTGGATGAAGAATGCAGATTCGCTGTGTTAGACAATAGTGATGCCAAGGAGCCAGATTTTTTCTTTATGCCCTTGATATTTTTAGAATCATTCAATGCACCAGCAATGGTTCTTAACATAGGCGGGCAACAAGTTACTATGCCTATCGATTGGCACATAGCAGTAGGCGATAGTTCCAGCGGTTGTGACATTGAAATTTTACCATTAACCAGTTTGAACGATAGGGGATTTGAAGCACTGATTTTTAATCCGTTAAGTAGTTTTAGGGTCGAGTTTAAAAAGATTGAAATTGTGAATTTTTATAATGACGTTAAGTGGTACTTTCCTAAAATGAAGAACAATCAATTGCTTGCTACTCCACTGGGACTGGGTGATAAACCTGACTGTGCTTATTTTTGTAAAGAAATCAGTCGTCAGAGTGAAATTATAGATTTGAGTAAGATATTGTAAAATGGGCAATCTAAAACCTGGAGCAACTTACATATACGAGCGCAACGGCGAAGAAATATATGCCCGTGAGTTTGGTGAAAAGGAACGTAAATTGATCGGCTACAAGTACGAAATGGAAGGCAAGACGGATCCTCGCACTGAAGATGGTAGACCGTTGGTTGAGCACATACGAGAAAGCAAATTATGGGGCGAAATTCATCGTGAAGCGAAAACCAATATCACTTTACGAAAGGCTCTGGATCGTGCTATAATGATATACAAGTTAAGTAAGGATAAAGTACAATGAAATATGCATTTTTTAATCCGCTAATCATGGGTATTGACATGATACCCGATGATATGTTTGAAAGAATTAAAAAGTTAGCTGAAAAACTTCACGAGCGAACTGATCTCAATGATGCTGGCAATAATGAATTAAGTGTGCGTGGAGGTCAGCAAATACAGGTGTTGCCTAATGATGCCAGTATCAATGTGGATTGGTTAATTGAATTCTTAGAAGAACAACTGACGCAATACATACAACAAGTAAAAACACAAAGCATGTTGTCTGATATGGATTATGTGCAAGTCAAAGTTACCAGCATTTGGACTATTAAACAAAATTCAGGCGAATATCAAGCCATGCATAATCATCCAGCTGGACATTTATCAGGCAACATGTATATAGATATGCCTACATTGGACGAAAATAGTACAAATATTGACAGTAATATTTTGTTTAAATTTCCAGTGGAGAAAGATGTAACTAAATTTATTTTGCAAGATGGCTGGTGCTATAGACCAGAATCTAAAAACATTTTGATATTTCCAAGTTATGTTTCACATTTGGTGTATCCGTGGAAAGGAACTGGTAGTAGGACTGTAATGGCATTTGATGCAGTATTAATTCCAAAGGCAATCGATGGCACAGAAACTAGCAATTAAAGAAGTAATGGCGGCTGTGGATAGCGGCTACATTGGCCTATGGGACGAACTCGATGATGAACAACGCAAGGCACTAAAAAGCGAATTCTTTATTATGAATCGCTATATTAGCAATGTAAAAACTAGCGATAAACATTTACAACAGCATTATGTGTTAACAGTCAATGAATACTTTAACAAGCATTGGAATCTTTTACAAAAACATCCTAAACTCATGTGGATGTTATTAGCCATGTGCGGCCATGAAAGTAAAAAGATTTATTATCACGAATGGATTGGTTTTAAAAAGAAGCCAGGAAATAGTTCTGATAAAAAAGTGAAGTTTTTATTAGATATATATCCAGCTAAAAAACAAGTAGATTGCGAATTACTGGCAGAGTTAATGAGCGATGCAGAATTTAAAGAACTAGCAATCATGCACGGTATGGAAGACGCAGAGGTTAAAAAATTATTAAAATGACATTGTCTACAGCACAATACGTTTGTCAATACTGCTCTAATACGTTTAGTAAAGAAAAAACATTGGTAGTACATTTGTGCGAGCAAAAACGTAGAGCATTAGCTAAAACTGAAAAACATGTTGTGCTAGGCTACGATGCATTTAACAGATTTTTTAAAATGAGCCAAAATTTAAAAGGCAATAAAACATACGAAGACTTTGCAAAAAGTCCGTATTATAATGCATTTGTAAAATTTGGCAGTTTTGTCAGCAATGTTAATCCACTATATCCTGATAGATTTATTGACTATGTTATTACCAGCGGCGTCAAACTAGATCATTGGTGCAGAGACGAATTATATGAAAAATATGTTGCAAATTTAATTCGTGTGGAATCTGTAGAAACGGCATTACAGCGTAGCATTGGACATATGATGTCTTGGGCAGACGATCACAACAGTCAATGGAATCATTACTTCTTGTATGTAAGTTTGAATCGTGCTAGCTTTGATATACGTGATGGCAAGATAAGTCCGTGGGTATTATTGAATAGCAAGAACGGAAAAGAGATGTTATCAAAATTTAGTGATGAACAATTAGAAGCTGTAGGCCCAACTATCGATCCGCAATTTTGGATGAAGAAATTCAAATCGTTGCCTGCTGACGTTGAATTAGTTCGTCAGGTAATTAAAGAGTCAAATATATGAAAACAGAACTTAATGTACTGGATCAGACTAATATTTTACTTGTCAAAAATGCGTTTGATGAAGCAGAATGTGCCGAGATTGCAAATGCTATTTTAAAATATAGAGATAATCCTGCGGCCGCTGATACGATTGCAGTTAACAACGGCCTATGGTCAGGCCATCCGCATTTACATAATGGATTCCCACTTCCGTTAACTCAAATATTGATAGCAAAACTTAAAGATGCTTGCACTTTATATTATGATTCTATGGCAAAGCCTGCAAACATAACACGCACACGTGAAGATAAATCAATAAGCAGAGAAGAATGGGATATGATGATGTGGGCAGGAGTTACCCCTCCAGGATCGGAAAATAGAGAACACACACATACTAATTCTTTTATTTCGGGCACTGTATACTTTCAAGCAGAAGGTACTGGAAGCATTGAATTTATGCCATATAATTATGTTTATAGAACTATGTTACCACAATGGCCATATTATGGATCGGCAACTTACGAACCAAATGACGGCGACATATTGTTGTTTCCGTCTTATCTACTTCACAAAGTAGAACGCAACACTAGCGAATTCGAACGTGTGAATATTTCTTTTAATGTTATACCTATGATAGGCCCTGCATAATGCCAGATATCGATATTGACTTTTTAGACCGTACAGATGCTTTAAACATTTTAAAGCACACACCTGCCGCAATTGAAGATAACGGAACTTTTAAAAAGCATAATACTGGTGTTTATTGTACATCTATTCCGTACAATCCTCTTACAGGCATGAGTACTATAGATTACAAGCAAGCGGAAGAACGAGGATACTTTAAGATAGATTTCTTAAATGTTAGCATCTATAAAGGTGTACGTGATGAACTGCATCTCAAACAACTTATGGAGACAGAACCACTATGGGATCTACTGGAACAGGACGACTTCTCGAATCTGCTATTTCACGTGAATGGGCACGGGCACGTATTGAGGACAATGAAACCGAAAGATATCGAATCGCTCGCGGCTTGTCTAGCAATCATACGCCCCGCCAAGAAACATTTGTTAGGCAAATCGTGGACAGAAGTGCTACAAGATGTATGGACGAAGCCAACGACTAATGAATATTATTTCAAGAAGGCCCATGCAGTGGCCTATGCAATGGCAATCGTGGTGCAGATGAATTTGATTTGTGAAGGTATCAGCTACGAGTATGCTTAACGTACTCTACGTACCAGTTGTACACTTTTGCGTTTGACACGTTTTAGTGTTAAATTCATTAGATTAACAACGGGCCCAAGTATTACACGGGCATCTTTGCTGTTGAATGTTTTGATAGCATAGTGGAACGGCTGTATTTGTTCTCTGCAAAATATGTTTATGGGAAATTGACGATTTGATTCCCACCACCAAGTTTCCCCTATATCTAAAAATATTTCACGTTCTTCTAATGTTTTAATGGCATTCAGATCGTAAAAGCTGGTCACATATTGATCTTGATTTATTATGATCCCGATGTATTCCAGTTCACCGTAGTTTAACACGCTGATAAAGGGTAGTTTTTGTTCTATGTTATCTCTTAGTTTTGCCATAAATATAGTATAAAGGTCCTGCGCTAATGCAAAAAATCTCAACGTATTTATATCCAAATAGAATTGAACTATTGGCTGATTTGGCAGGTTTCACTGTGGAGTATACAAACGTGTATCAAAGAAACGTAAAAATTTATAATGGTATAGATAATACCTTAGAGTTTGACATTAAAAATGCTGACCAGAAACGTATCGATTTATCTACGCTATCCAACATACAATTGAACATCATGGATGCAGGCGGACTTGCATTGCCGAATAGTCCTTACACTGTGACTCCAACTGCTATTCTAGGAATTGCATCAGTTACTATTCCAGCAGACGATTTAGATGAATTAGATCATCAGTTTTTATCATACAGTGTTTCCGCTATCAAATCGGGTAAAGAAGTATTGTTATACGGCGATACTAAATTTGGTGCTGTAGGTAAAATGGAACTTGTTGGTGATGCCATGCCCGTTATTAGGGACGACCAAGTGGTAACTAGTTTTTACAAAGACCTACAATACGGCACCAATATGATTGAATATTTTCATTGTAGTGCTATTCCTTTAAGATTTTATGAAGCAGTGCCTACTACTCAAGCCAGCATCGAATTTAGATTCGATCAACTGGTCGGCACAGTAAAAGTCGAAGTTACTAGCGATGCAAGTATCAGTTCGGAAACATTCACACTTAGAGGAACAGTTTTAGATACCTTTATAGTTGATGCAAATACCGCATACCTGCTCAAGACATATCCAAATATAGCCGATTACACCTATGTTCGCATAACCTATAATCGAACAAATCCTTTAGCAACTACTGGCACAATTACCAAAGTAACTGTGTCATAAAGGTTGACCGCTAGCAATTAGCGTGTTATACTACTCTATATGAGTACAATCACGGACACTATCAACAGTTATCTTCCTGCAAAACGGAAGCAAACTCCTAGTGGTTGGATCAGTTTCAATGCTGTGTGTTGTGATGACAAACGTCAACGCGGCGGACTTATATTCAATGCTGGCGATGCTGTGAGTTATCACTGTTTCAATTGCGGATTCAAAGCCAGCTGGCAACCTGGTAGGCTAATCAGTCAAAAGATGAACAAATTCATGCGCGATCTGGGCATGGGCGATGACACTATTGGACAGTTAAGATTAGAAGCTTTAAAATTAAATGAAGACTCTAATACCGAAGTACGTAGTATAGTGCCGACTTTCGAAGCGCGAGCATTGCCAATAGATTCTTTGAGTTTCAACGATTTAGATACGTTCTTAAAACTCCCAGAAGGTGATTATGCAGTTCCAACAAAGTTTACCGAAGCATACGCATATTTGGTTGATAGAAAAATCGATCCATGGAGTTATCCATTCTATTGGTGTCCTAGGACGGGCTTTAATAATAGACTCATCATTCCGTTTTTATACAAAGGTGAAATTGTAGGTTGGACTGCCCGTACTTTTAGTGATGCTAAACCTAAGTACCTAAGCGAACAGCAACCCGGTTATGTGTTTAATTTAGATGCACAAAATAATAATAGACAATTCGTAATTGTTTGTGAAGGCCCGTTTGATGCGATAAGTATTGACGGATGTGCTTTGCTTGGCGCTGAAATTAAAGATAGCCAAAATTGGTTACTTAAACAACTAAACAAAGAAATTGTGCTAGTACCGGATAGAGATAAAGCCGGACTACTAACATTAGAACAAGCATTAGATTACGGGTGGTCAGTCAGTATGCCGGATTGGCCCGATGATGTTAAAGACGTAAATGATGCAATTATCAAATTAGGAAGATTAGCTACCTTATATCTAATTATACAGGCAAAAGAAGCAAATCCTCTTAAAATTCAACTAAAAGCCAAGAAATGGTTTAAGGATGCAAATGAAAAGACTAATTGAAATTATATTGTGGCCACTACACAAGTGGCAAGCTCACCAAGCATTTAAAAAACGTTTAGAGGAACTACGGAAACGAGATCCGTTTATCTACAAATGAGAAAAATTGAAACAACACACATTTGGCGTGTAAACGATATAGACATATTCTACACCAACGAAACTAACGGTGGAGGCAATGGCATTGGAGAAGATTACTTCAATATCATTGACGGATTGTACGGAGATCGCGTTTTTGAAAACGCATTGGAATGGTGCTCAGGCCCAGGCTTTATCGGATTCGGACTGTTAGGAGCAGGCATCTGTAATCGTATTACATTAAATGACATCTATCAGCCCGCATTAGATGTCGCTGAAATTACCAAATTAAAAAACACTAAGTACACAGATAAAATTTCAATATATCAAGGATCGACTATTGAAGGTATACCTGACTCAGAAAAATTTGATTTAGTAGTAGCTAACCCTCCGCATTTTTATTCTAAGCAAATGGCCGCACAAGTGCTTGGATTAGTGGAGCAAGGTATTTCAGTAACTGGACACCAGGAAGAGATATTAGTTGATAAAAATTGGCAGGCCCATACTAATTTTTACAATAGCATTAAGAAACGACTAGCACCAGACGGTATAATCTTAATACAAGAAAATCAAGCTGGTTCGCCGCATCGTTCTGGAAATTTTGTACAGATGATAGAAAATGCTGGACTTAAAGTAGTTAGGGAAATAAGTTCCTTAGAACATTATGACACACAAACGTCCATGCAAATATACTACATTGAGGTCATGCATAAATGATCAGCTGGGGAGTTAACGCACTAAATCACGGTAGTAGTATTGCTGTTTTTAAAGACGGTAACTATATTAATAATGTCATTTCCAGTAGTGACGAATTATCGCCAGACATGTATAAAAATTTTCTAGAGTATCATGGAACTCCTGATAGGATTTTTTGGTATGAAAATCCCTGGCTTAAAAAAGCAAGACAACTATATGCAGGGCAATATAAGACAGCTTGTGATCTAAGTGTGCTACCTAGGATCAAACTTAAAGAATGGGGTCTAGGTTACGCACCACTTACATATACACAACATCATGCTAGTCATGCCGCGGCAGGTTACTACACAAGTCCCTTCAATCACTGTGCCATTGTGGTGCTGGATGCTATCGGTGAGTTTGAATGTGCCACTATATGGGAAGGGTTGCACGGTGAGATGCGTAAAGTATGGAGTCGTAGTTATCCACATAGCTTGGGTTTATTTTACAGTGCATTTACTAAGTTAGTAGGGCTTACTCCTATCAAAGATGAATTCCTATTGCAACAAATGGCTGAGCAGGGAAATCCTGATAGATACTACCAGGTAGTACGCGACTATTTTGGACACTGGACACTAGATATAAAATACAATTTCCACAGGGGTGTATTAAACTGGCCGTGTGAAATAACAAATTTACAAGATCAATGCGACATAGCGGCCGCCGTGCAAAAGGTATTTGAATTACAAATTGAAAATGTCATGTGGGAAGCTAAAAAACGTATCAAAACGGATTGTCTAGTATACATGGGCGGATGCGCCATGAATAGCAAAGCTAATAAAGATGTTGTTGAAACATTTTTTAACTATCGCTGGAGTTTACCAAATCCCGGCGACCCAAGCAGTAGTATTGGTGCAGTATTGTATCATACAAAACAAAGAGTATGTAGAGATGATTGGGCACCA